TTAGTACACAAGTTTTTCTAATTTTTGCTCTAACTCTCTGTCCATTTTCTCTGTTACATGTGTATACACCTTTATAGTCGTTTTTTCATCTCTATGTCCTACTCTTTTCATAATTGCTTTTAACGATATATTCATTTCCGCCAATAAACTTATGTGTGTATGCCTTAGTGTGTGAGTAGTAACTTTTTTATTTATATTTAATGATTCTGCAGCTGAGGACAATCGTTTGTTTATCCTACTGCCTTGCATAGGATTTCCTTGGCAAGTTGTGAATATAAACCCTCTATCAACATAGCTTGGTTCCCATTGTTGCATCTTTTTATTTTCTAACATTATTTTTTTCAATACATTTGCTATCCTTGAATTGATGGCGATTTTTCTTTTTGAACCTGCGGTCTTCGTAGTATCTTTGTGACCAAATCCAGCATTACATTTGATTCTGTGAATAGTGCCATTAATAGCGATCGTTTTATTTTTGAGGTCTACATCTTTAACTTGGAGCGCTAATAACTCACCTATGCGCATACCTGTTAAAGCTTGAACTTCAACAGCCCCAGCAACTAAAATACGAGCTCTATACTGCATGTTATTATCGTTCAGTATAAAATCGCGTATCTGTATTACCTGTTCCATCTCTAAATAGTTATACATTTTCGCTTCTTCTTTTTCTATATCTTCTATCGTCTTACTCTTCTTTGGTAGTGTGACGCTATTTAATATGTGTTCGTTTGGATAATTGTAAAATTTAACGGCGTATTTAATAGCTTCTTTCATATGTCCAAGTTGACGCTTTACCTGATTTGCAGAATATACGTTTGATAATTCGTTAATAAATGTTTGCATGTACTTTGTATCAATTTTGTTTAAAAGTAAATTTTGAGAACTGTTCTTTTTGATGTTTTTGATTCTTGTTTTCAAATTATCAAGCGTCGTTACTTTAAAGCCAGATGTTTTTATATGATATTCAAGCCATTCATCTAATAGCGCGTGAAAAGTCAAAGTTTTTAATTCGCTTGACGACTTGTTGTTCAGTTTTTCTTTTATTTTTTCTTCTAAACGAAACATTGCTTCTTTTTGAGATTGTTTTGTATTCTTGTTCAACACAACACTTACGCGCTTCCATTTATCTGTGTATGGATCTTTGTACTTCTCGTAATATCTGTATTTAGTTTCGTTATTTTTGTTTTTAAATTTTTCAATCCACATGTTTATACCTCCTGTAGGAACGTACGTTCTGTAAATTTGTAAAAAATAATAAGGGTAGGTGGGCTACCCAAAATTTAGTACTAGGTACTAAATATGTTATAATAAAATAAAAAGTAGGTGATAAGATGACTCAATTTCTAGGGGCGCTTCTTCTTACAGGAGTTTTAGGTTACATACCATATAAATATCTAACAATGATAGGTTTAGTTAGTGAAAAAAACAAGGTTATCAATACTCCTGTATTATTGATTTTTTCTATTGAAACATGTTTGATATGGTTTTATAGTTTTATAATTTTTAATAATGTTGATTTAAAAAATTTGAATTTAATTCAGTTGCTTACAGGTCTAAAAGCAAATATTTTGTTTCTATTTATTTTTGTTTTAACAGTGTTTGTATTTAATCCTTTAATTGTTAAATTTATTATCTGGTTAATTAATATAACCAGAAAGTTTATGAAATTGGATTGTATAAGCTTATTAGACAAAAGAGACAAGTTGTTTAATAACAACGGTAAACCAGTATTTATAGTTATTAAAGACTTTGAAAACAGAATCATTGAAGAGGGTGAACTTAAAACCTATAATTCAGCTGGTAGCGATTTCGATTTACTAGAGGTTGAGCGACAAGATTTCAAAGTATCTGATTTACCGTCAAACGATGAATTGTATATTAAACATACACTTGTAGACCTTAAACAACAAATTAAATTGGATTTATATTTAATGAATGAATATTAATCTTTTTTCTTAGCTTTTTCTGATAAAGTGCTTTTTAAGTTTTCGCTGGCACCCGGCTTTTCAAAACTTTTGTTTAATGGGTTACTACGGGTAGCTTCTTGTTTTTTGTTTTTATCTACCATAAAATTCTCACCACCATTCAACGTCTACACTAGTAGGCGTTTTTTGATTTTTTTTAATCCTTTTTCTCGTCACGCTATATAGGTACTTTTAATCGTAATTAAAGCCAAGTTTATTTAAAATCTCTAAATAATCTGACGACTTTGCCCGTAATGTTTACGTCATTTATTTTTGACATTGGGTAGCTTCTATCTTTAATGGTAACGTAATTAGATAATCGCTTTAGGGTAAATGTGTCATCTGAGTTAAATATAATTTCACAAAAATATTCATCAGTCGCAGTTCCGTTTTCAGGACAGTAAACAGTAATTATATCTCTGTCAAAGATAAAGTCCATTACATCATCATCCTGATCTAAAATGTAGCAAACAGTCATATCTTCATTTTCAACTCTTCTTGCGCTATTTATAGTAGTTATTGGTTGTGCAACTAATTTGCCTTTTGCCTCTGTGTATCTTTTTGGAAATTCCACATAATTCATTAAATCGATTGTTTTATTTGTTTCCATATTAGCTCTTCTTTCTTATATTGTTTTATTAGTTAATATTGGCTCCTGGTACTGCGCTAGCACCAGCTCTTGCTTCCTCTTCTTTTCCTTTTTTGTACTCTTCAAAAGCTTTAGCCTGTTCATCTTTAGTCCAGCCAGGCGAAACGACATACTCATCATTTAAATTAGTATTTTGTGAATCGTTTTCATTTATATTTGCAGGAGTATTATTAGATGGATCTGAATTATTATTAAGTTGATTGTTTTGTGATTGGTTTTGATTGTTTGAATTATTTTGTATGCTATTATTAGGTGGATTTTTATCTTCAACTTTTTTCATTTTTTCTTGTTGCGTTTTTGGTTTGCTGTCTTTGTGTTTTTGTGTTTGTGACTTTTTATTTTCTTCTTTTTTTGGTTTTTCTTTTTCACCACAAGCTGTTAAAGCTAATGTACTTACTAGTAGCAGTCCGATTACTTTTTTCATATGTATCTCTCCTTTGTTTATATTTCCTTATATTTAAAAACTCTCAACGGCTCAAACGTAATAGAATACTCGCCATAGTGAGTTCCAATACCATATATCTTTTTATATTGTTCTATAGCTTCTAGTATGTATGATTCACTCAACTGCAGATACTCTGACAACTCGTACAAATTACGAACACCGTAGTTGTGAGCTTCTACAATTTCGCGTAACGGGACTGCTGAGATAAAGCCGTGTCGCCTTGCGTAATTTTCGAACTTGCGATTGTTGAATTTCGAGTAATCGGCTATATCACCGTATGTAAGTTTATTATGTGCTAATTCTTCAAAGAGAATTCCTGCCTTTTCTCTATCTGATAAGCCACGCTTTATTAAAATTAAATCTCCTAACCATACCCCATCCAAATTATCTGGAAGCACATCAGCCTCTCTTATTTCAATATAATCATGTTGTATTAAAGTTTCTTCATATAATCCCATCTGATACATCCTTTACTTACGTTTGCTTCTTATATAATCAGCATAATCTAAAACTCTTTGCCATTCATCATCTGTCAATTCTCCTTCAAGGTGAGCTGCACGATGTTGTACTTCGTTTTCTGGTTGTCTATTTTTTAATAGTAAATATTCTGGGGTAACTTTCAATGCATTGGCAATTTCAGCTATATCCTCCATAGGTATTTTTCTGCTACCGTTTTCGTATCGGGATAAGGTAGATTTATTGACACCTATCTTAATTGCAAAATCAGTTAAATTCACATTATTTTCTTTTCGTAGTTGTTTGATTAATTTACCTATTTCCGCTGAAGTTCTCATTTCAAATTTACCTCCGTTTTATTTATAACAGTATAATAACACTTTTCCATATAGGAAACAACTAGCATTTTAAAAGAATAAAAAATATTTTTCGAGATTTTTGTTGACAATTAGGAAACTTAAGTTTAATATTGAGTTAACTTCAAAAAACGGAGGTGAGCAAATGTATGAGTTCAATGTCAAAAGAATGAAAGCTGAGCGCATTGCTAAAGGCATTTCGATTTCTGATATGGCAAAAAAATTAGGAATGACACCAGGAACTTATTCAAAAAAAGAAAACGGACATATTAGAATTAATGTTGACGATTTAGCAAAAGTAATTGAAGTGTTAGAATTACCACAAGATAAGTGCGGTATTTTTTTTACTTACAGAGTTTCCAAAATGTCAACAAAACAAGAACAAACATCTTAAAAGGAGGAATAACAAATGAACATTCAAGAAGCAACTAAGATAGCTACAAAAAATCTTGTCTCTATGACACGGAAAGATTGGAAAGAAAGTCATCGAACTAAGATATTACCAACAAATGATAGTTTTTTACAATGCATCATTTCAAATAGCGATGGGACAAACCTTATCAGATATTGGCAACCTTCAGCCGATGACCTCATGGCAAATGATTGGGAAGTTATAAACCCAACTAGAGACCAGGAATTATTGAAGCAATTTTAGAAATGCTATCAATGATACTTTTTAAATTGTTTTTAAACTCATTTTCAAAGTAAACAACAGTCTTGTCTGAAATTGTTACATGATAAATAGTGTTACTAGCATACACGCCGTTTAGGAACCCAGAGTTTTTAAGTTTATTTAAATCGTATTTTACATCTTCGAAATGTAGTTTTTGAAAATACTTTGTATGTATATCTTTAGCACTTCCAAAATTATTGCAGGTTAATTTAACCGAACCTAACTTTACACATTCTAAATAATCTTTGTAGAGTACGGACAAGATATATTGTTGGTCTTTAGTAAGTGTATCAAATTCATCAGATATCAAGGGCATGTTATCACCTCCTTAGGTTGATAACAACATTATACACGAAAGGTGGAACAACAAATGAACAAAAAATCAGAAGGGTTAGACATCAGAATACCAAGGGTTTTCAGAAGAGATCACGCGCCAGTAGAATCTTTAACAGAAAATGAACGTCGACTAAGAAAGGAAATATTAGAAAGTATTAAAAAAGGTTATTACAGCTACTTAGAAATAAACAAAGTCTTCTATGCATTAGATAGAGAACTTCAATACAGAGCGAATAATAGCAAAATTTAACATTTATCGAAAGGAGTGATAGAGATGCCAAAAATCATAGTACCACCAACACCAGAAAACACATATAGAGGCGAAGAAAAATTTGTGAAAAAGTTATACGCAAAACCAACAGAAATTCATCAACTATTCGGAGTAAGTAGAAGTACAGTATACAACTGGTTGAAATATTATCACGAAGATGATTTAGGTATAAAAAACTTATGTATCATCTATTCTCCAGCTGGACAGTTAATTAATATTCCGAAGTTAGAAGCGTATTTAATTAAAAGGCAAGAGAAAATACTTTAAGGAGAGAATAAAATGAGTGACACATATAAAAGTTACCTAGTAGCAGTACTGTGCTTCACGGTCTTAGCGATTGTACTCATGCCGTTTCTATACTTCACTACAGCGTGGTCGATTGCGGGATTCGCAAGTATCGCAACATTCATATTCTATAAAGAATACTTTTATGGAGAATAAAAAAACTGCTACTTGTTGGAGCAAGTAACAGTGCAAGATGAGCAATTGTCTTAAATAATTATATAAGGAGTTATTAATATGACCTTACAACAAAAAATACTATCACATTTTGCAACATATGACAATTTCAATCCTGATGATGTAGTTGAAGTTTTTGGAGTATCGAAAACACATGCAAAATCCACACTTTCGAGACTTAAGAAAAAAGGAAAGGTTGAAATGGAAAGTTGGGGAAAATGGCGTGTTATCGAAGCACAATTACATTTAACTGTCGTCGAACGTAAAAAAGAAATTTTAGAAGAGCAATTTGAATTGTTAGCAAGATTGAATGAACAAAGTGATGACCCTAGAGAAATAGAAGATCGTATCAAGTTAATGATTCGTCTAGCTAACCAATTTTAAGGAGGATTTAATCAATGGCAATATTAGAAGATATTTTTGAAGAATTAAAACTATTAAATAAGAATTTACGTGTGTTAAATACTGAACTATCAACTGTGGATTCATCAATCGTACAAGAGAAAGTTAAAGAAGCACCAATGCCAAAAGAAGAAACAGCTCAACTGGAAACAATTGAAGAAGTTAAGGAAACGTCTACTGATTTAACTAAAGATTATATTTTATCAGTAGGAAAAGAGTTCCTTAAAAAAGCAGATACTTCTGATAAGAAAGAATTTAGAAATAAACTTAACGAACTTGGTGCGGATAAGCTATCTACTATCAAAGAAGAACATTATGAAAAAATTGTTGATTTCATGAAGGCGAGAATTAATGCATGAAACTAGATCACTCAAATAGAGCTCATGCAAAGCTTAGTGCAAGTGGAGCAAAACAATGGCTAAACTGCCCACCGAGTATTAAGGCAAGTGAAGGTATTGCAGATAAAAGTTCAGTTTTTGCTGAAGAAGGTACATTCGCCCATGAGTTAAGTGAGTTATATTTCAGTCTTAAATATGAAGGCCTAACACAGTTTGAGTTTAATAAAGCTTTTCAAAATTATAAGCGAAATCAATATTACAGTGAAGAGTTGCGTGAATATGTTGAAGAGTATGTAGCTAATGTAGAAGAAAAATATAACGAAGCTTTGAGTAGGGATAATGATGTAATAGCTTTATTTGAAACAAAATTGGATTTAGGTAAATACGTCCCTGAATCTTTTGGTACTGGTGATGTCATTATATTTTCAGGTGGTGTACTTGAAATTATTGACCTTAAATACGGTAAAGGCATTGAAGTTTCAGCTATAGATAATCCTCAACTTAGATTATATGGCTTGGGCGCATATGAACTGCTTAGTTTAATGTATGACATTCATACAGTTCGCATGACTATCATACAACCACGAATAGATAACTTTTCTACTGAAGAGTTACCAATATCAAGATTACTTCAATGGGGAACCGATTTTGTTAAACCATTAGCCAGACTTGCTTATAACGGTGAAGGTGAGTTTAAAGCAGGTAGTCATTGTAGATTCTGTAAGATAAAGCATTCATGTAGAACACGTGCAGAATACATGCAAAATGTGCCTCAAAAGCCACCACATTTGTTAAGTGATGAAGAGATTGCAGAACTTTTATATAAACTGCCTGATATCAAAAAATGGGCTGATGAAGTAGAACATTATGCGCTAGATCAAGCGAAAGGAAATGATAAAAACTATCCTGGTTGGAAGCTTGTAGAAGGTCGTTCGCGAAGAATGATAACTGATACAAAAGCAACGCTTGAAAAGTTAGTTGAAGCGGGTTATAAACCTGAAGATATTACAGAAACCAAGTTACTTAGCATTACGAAATTAGAAAAATTAATTGGTAAAAAAGCATTTTCTAAAATTACAGAGGGCTTTATAGAAAAGCCACAAGGTAAATTAACACTTGCTACCGAGTCTGATAAACGACCAGCTATAAAGCAATCTGCTGAAGATGATTTTGACAAACTATAAAAATTAAAAAGGACGGTATATAAACATGAAAGCAAAAGTATTAAATAAAACTAAAGTGATTACAGGAAAAGTAAGAGCATCATATGCACATATTTTTGAACCTCACAGTATGCAAGAAGGGCAAGAAGCAAAGTATTCAATCAGTTTAATCATTCCTAAATCAGATACAAGTACGATAAAAGCCATTGAACAAGCTATAGAAGCTGCTAAAGAAGAAGGAAAAGTTAGTAAGTTTGGAGGCAAAGTTCCTGCAAATCTGAAACTTCCATTACGTGATGGAGATACTGAAAGAGAAGATGATGTGAATTATCAAGACGCTTATTTTATTAACGCATCAAGCAAACAAGCACCTGGTATTATTGACCAAAACAAAATTAGATTAACGGATTCTGGAACTATTGTAAGTGGTGACTATATTAGAGCTTCAATCAATTTATTTCCATTCAACACAAATGGTAATAAGGGTATCGCAGTTGGATTGAACAACATTCAACTTGTAGAAAAAGGCGAACCTCTTGGCGGTGCAAGTGCAGCAGAAGATGATTTTGATGAATTAGACACTGATGATGAGGATTTCTTATAAGTCAATAGGTGGGGTTTTTAGCCCCACTTTAATTTTAAAGAAATTGAGGTGTCAAGAATTTGAAATTTATGAATATAGATATTGAAACATACAGCAGTAACGATATTTCGAAATGTGGTGCCTATAAATACACAGAAGCTGAAGATTTCGAAATTTTAATTATAGCTTATTCGATAGATGGTGGAGCGATTAGTGCGATTGACATGACTAAAGTAGATAATGAGCCTTTCCACGCTGATTATGAGACGTTTAAAATTGCTCTATTTGACCCTGCTGTAAAAAAGTATGCATTCAATGCTAATTTCGAAAGAACTTGTCTTGCTAAACATTTTAATAAACAGATGCCACCTGAAGAATGGATTTGCACAATGGTTAATTCAATGCGTATTGGCTTACCTGCTTCGCTTGATAAAGTTGGAGAAGTTTTAAGACTACAAAGCCAAAAAGATAAAGCAGGTAAAAATTTAATTCGTTATTTCTCTATACCTTGTAAACCAACAAAAGTTAATGGAGGAAGAACAAGAAACCTACCTGAACATGATCTTGAAAAATGGCAACAATTTATAGATTACTGTATTCGAGATGTAGAAGTAGAAATGGCGATTGCTAATAAAATTAAAGACTTTCCAGTAACTGCAATTGAACAAACATATTGGGTTTTTGACCAACATATAAACGACAGAGGTATTAAGCTTTCTAAATCATTGATGTTAGGAGCTAATGTGCTCGATAAGCAGAGTAAAGAAGAATTGCTTAAACAAGCTAAACATATAACAGGTTTAGAAAATCCTAATAGTCCTACACAGTTATTGGCTTGGTTAAAGGATGAACAAGGATTAGATATACCTAATTTACAAAAGAAAACGGTTCAGGAGTACTTAAAAGAAGCAACAGGAAAAGCTAAAAAAATGCTAGAAATTAGATTGCAAATGTCTAAAACCAGTGTGAAAAAATACAACAAAATGCATGACATGATGTGCAGTGATGAACGGGTAAGAGGTCTGTTTCAATTTTACGGTGCCGGTACTGGAAGATGGGCAGGTAGAGGTGTACAACTTCAGAATTTAACAAAGCATTATATTTCAGATACTGAATTAGAAATAGCAAGAGATCTTATTAAAGAACAACGTTTTGATGATTTAGATTTATTACTCAATGTTCATCCTCAAGACTTATTAAGTCAATTAGTTAGGACGACATTTACTGCTGAAGAAGGTAATGAACTAGCAGTAAGTGATTTTTCTGCAATAGAGGCAAGAGTCATAGCATGGTATGCAAAAGAACAATGGCGTTTAGATGTATTCAACACACACGGAAAGATATATGAAGCATCGGCTTCTCAAATGTTTAATGTACCGGTAGAAAGCATAACTAAAGGCGACCCTCTCAGACAAAAAGGAAAAGTGTCCGAATTAGCTTTAGGCTATCAAGGTGGCGCTGGAGCTTTAAAAGCAATGGGTGCATTGGAAATGGGCATTGAAGAAAACGAGTTACAAGGTTTAGTTGATAGTTGGCGTAACGCAAATCCTAACATAGTTAATTTTTGGAAGGCTTGCCAAGAGGCTGCAATTAATACTGTAAAATCCCGAAAGACGCATCATACACATGGACTTAGATTTTATATGAAAAAAGGTTTTCTAATGATTGAACTGCCTAGTGGAAGAGCTTTAGCTTATCCAAAAGCTTTAGTTGGTGAAAATAGTTGGGGTAGTCAAGTTGTTGAATTTATGGGATTAGATCTTAACCGTAAATGGTCAAAGTTAAAAACGTATGGTGGGAAGTTAGTCGAGAATATTGTTCAAGCAACTGCAAGGGATTTACTTGCGATTTCTATAGCAAGGCTTGAAGCATTAGGTTTTAAAATAGTTGGCCATGTCCATGATGAAGTAATTGTAGAAATACCTAGAGGTTCAAATGGACTTAAGGAAATCGAAACTATCATGAATAAGCCTGTTGATTGGGCAAAAGGATTGAATTTGAATAGTGACGGGTTTACTTCTCCGTTTTATATGAAGGATTAGGAGTGTGATTGCATGCAACATCAAGCTTATATCAATGCTTCTGTTGACATTAGAATTCCTACAGAAGTCGAAAGTGTTAATTACAATCAGATTGATAAAGAAAAAGAAAATTTGGCGGACTATTTATTTAATAATCCAGGTGAACTATTAAAATATAACGTTATAAATATCAAGGTTTTAGATTTAGAGGTGGAATGATGGCTAGAAGAAAAGTTATAAGAGTGCGTATCAAAGGAAAACTAATGACATTGAGAGAAGTTTCAGAAAAATATCACATATCTCCAGAACTTCTTAGATATAGATACAAACATAAAATGCGCGGCGATGAATTATTGTGTGGAAGAAAAGACTCAAAATCTAAAGATGAAGTTGAATATATGCAGAGTCAAATAAAAGATGAAGAAAAAGAGAGAGAAAAAATCAGAAAAAAAGCGATTTTGAACCTATACCAACGAAATGTGAGAGCGGAATATGAAGAAGAAAGAAAGAGAAGATTGAGACCATGGCTTTATGATGGAACGCCACAAAAACATTCACGTGATCCGTACTGGTTCGATGTCACTTATAACCAAATGTTTAAGAAATGGAGTGAAGCATAATGAGCATAATCAGTAACAGAAAAGTAGATATGAACGAAATACAAGACAATGTTAAGCAACCAGCGCACTACACATACGGCGACATTGAAATTATAGATTTTATTGAACAAGTTACGGCACAGTACCCACCACAATTAGCATTCGCAATAGGTAATGCAATCAAATACTTGTCAAGAGCGCCGTTAAAAAACGGACACGAGGATTTAGCAAAGGCGAAGTTTTACGTCGATAGAGTATTTGATTTATGGGAGGGTTAACGATGGCGACGCAAAAACAAGTTGAATATGTGATGTCATTACAGGAGCAACTGGAATTAGAAGACTGCGAAAAATATACAGACGAACAAGTTAAAGCAATGAGTCATAAAGAAGTTAGCAATGTGATTGAAAACTATAAGACAAGCATGAGGGATGAAGAACTATATGACGAATGTATGTCGTTTGGTCTGCCTAATTGTTAAAAGGAGTGATGACCATGACAGGTAGCGCACGCAAAAAATACTTAAGCCGATTTTTCGGCTCTAAGAGATATCTGTATCAGGATAACGAACGAGTGGCACATATCCATGTAGTGAACGGCACTTATTACTTTCATGGGCATATCGTGCCAGGTTGGCAAGGCGTGAAACAGACATTTGATACAGCCGAAGAGCTCGAAATATATATAAAGCAACATGGTTTGAAATACGAGGAACAGAAGCAACTAACTTTATTTTAAGGAGATGGAAATAATGAAAATTAAAGTTAAAAAAGAAATGAAATTAGATGAATTAATTAAATGGGCTCGAGAAAATCCGGAGCTATCACAAGGAAAAGTTTTTGTTACAAAGAGTTTTGCTGATGGAATCGTTCGTTTTGATTCATATACAAATAAGTGTACGACATCAGGTTTTGCTCCAATTGATATCCCTTTCATAGTCGAAGTTGAAAAGGAAATCACAGAAGAGACTAAGTTTGATAGGTTGTTTGAAGTATTCGAGGTCTCAGAAGGAGAATATAACTCTGCATTATATACGAACACTAGTATAAAAGAATGTTTATATGGCAGATGTGTGCCTACCAAAGCGTTCTACATCTTGAACGACGACTTCACTTTAACTTTAATTTGGAAAGATGGAGGGCTAATCGAATGATACCTAAATATCGAGTGTGGGACGAATATACGGGAAGAATACACGATGTTGTAGGATTCGACTTCATTGAGAGTGAAGTTCACTATGAAAACTACGCGGAAGCAGAAGCTTTAATACATGCAAGAGATTTCAAAGATGTAGAACTTATGCAAAACACAGGATTTAAAGATGTGCACGGTGTGGAGATTTATGAAGGGGATATTGTTCAAGATTGTGATTCGAGAGAAGTAAGTTTTATCGAGTTTAAAGAAGGAGCCTTTTATATAACTTTTAGCAATGTAACTGAATTACTAAGTGAAAATGACGATATTATTGAAATTGTTGGAAATATTTTTGAAAATGAGATGCTATTGGAGGTTATGAGATGACGGTCACCTTATCAGATGAACAATATAAAAATCTTTGTACTAACTTTAACAAGTTATTAGATAAACTTCACAAAGCATTAAAAGATCGTGATGAGTACAAGAAACAACGAGATGAGCTTATCGTGGATATAGCTAAGTTACGAGAGCGCAACAAAGAACTGGAGAAGAAAGCAAGCGCATGGGATAGGTATTGCAAGAGTGTTGAAAAAGATTTAATAAACGAATTCGGTAACGATGATGAAAGAGTTAAATTTGGAATGGAATTAAACAATAAAATTTTTATGGAGGAAGACACTAATGAATAATCGCGAACAAATTGAACAATCAATTATCAGTGCTAGTGCCTATAACGGTAATGACACAGAGGGATTACTAAAAGAGGTTGAAGACGTGTATAAGAAAGCGCAAGCGTTTGATGAAATACTTGAAGACATTAATAACTTTACTCAAAGTCCGACTAAAGGAGCGCTAGAACTAGATGAAGCAATAGGGATTATGGTAAGTCAAGTTATCTATGAATACGAGGAGGAACAGGAGAATGAAAAAATTTAATGTTCAAATCACATACACTGGCATGATTCAAGAGACTATCGAGGCTGAAAGTTTAGAAGAAGCAGAATTTGAGGCTCATGATATTGCGAGAATGGAAGTGCCATTTGATTGTGATGAATATGAAATTAATGTAGAGGTGGAGCAGGAAAATGACTAACACATTACAAGTAAAACTATTATCAGAAAATGCTAGAATGCCCGAACGAAATCATAAGACGGATGCAGGTTATGACATATTCTCAGCTGAAACTGTCGTACTGGAGCCACAAGAAAAAACAGTAATAAAAACAGATGTAGCTGTAAGCATACCAGGGCTATGTCGGGCTGTTAACTAGCCGTAGTGGTGTAAGTAGTAAAACGCATTTAGTGATTGAAACAGGCAAGATAGATGCGGGATATCATGGCAATTTAGGAATTAATATCAAGAATGATGTACAAGTATATTTAACAACTAACGAACAGTGTTTTGATATACAAGGAGAAATGGAAAATTCTTTTGTAAATAATGCTAAGAAAAACCTTTTACTATAAATGATTATTACGAAATATATAAAGGCGACAAACTAGCACAACTGGTTATCGTACCTATATGGACACCTGAACTAAAGCAAGTGGAGGAATTCGAAAGTGTTTCAGAACGTGGAGAAAAAGGCTTCGGAAGTAGCGGAGTGTAAAGACATATTAGATAGAGTCAAGGAGGTTTTGGTGAAGTGACGCAATACTTAGTCACAACATTTAAAGATTCAACAGGACGTAAGCATACACACATAACTAAAACTAAGAGCAATCAAAGGTTTACAGTTGTTGAGGCAGAGAGTAAAGAAGAAGCGAAAGAGAAGTACAAGGCGCAAGTTAAAAGAGATGCAGTTATTAAAGTGGGTCAGTTGTATGAAAATATAAGGGAGTGTGGGAAATGACGGAGGTTAGAATTAAAACTATTTCAGATAGAGTTTATTACACAACAACAGATCTAGCTTCTGGTGATTATATTAAACTTGTTATGAAGTTAGGGATTGAGTATTTTCTTCCGGTCAAAGATGTGTTCAACAATGAAGTATGGGTTAAAAGAGATGAGATTGAATCATTTACATTTATTGAGGAGGCAGACGATGATTAACATACCTAAAATGAAATTCTCGAAAAAGTACACTGAAATAATCAAAAAATATAAAAATAAAACACCTGAAGAAAAAGCTAAGATTGAAAATGATTTTATTAAAGATATTAATGATAAAGACAGTGAATTTTACAGTCCTATGATGGCTAATATGAATGAACATGAACTAAGGGCTATGTTAAGAATGATGCCTAGTTTAATTGATACTGGAGATGACAATGATGATTAAAAAACTTAAAAATATGGATTGGTTCGATATCTTTATTGCTGGAATACTGCGATTATTCGGCGTAATCGCACTGATGCTTGTTGTCATATCGCCTATCTATACAGTGGCTAGTTACCAAAACAAAGAAGTACATCAAGGGACAATTACAGATAAATATAACAAGAGACAAGATAAAGAAGACAAGTTCTATATTGTATTAGACAAC